AAGTCAAAACAAAACAATACGCGCTTGAACTTGCAGAAACTGGCAGCTTGCAGAGAGCTTTACAGTTGGCTGGATACTTGGCAAAGCCGACAGGGCTTAAATCCAACCAGAGCCACTATAAACCAATTCAGACAACATCAAAGGAACTGGGAGAGTTCATTAAAGAGCAAAGGCCGGAAGACCCAGAACCAATAGTGCATAACATCGAACACCTAATTGAAACGCTAGGTGCTGAGATAGCTGATGAAGTGCCTATCTGTAATCACGGCGCGATGGTGCTAAAGCAGGGTAACAAAGAGGGCAAAGACTATCGAGGATGGGTTTGCAGCTCTAAAGATCGTAACGAACAATGCCCGGCTAAATGGATGAAGGTAGATGAGTCCGGTAAATGGGTGTTTAGAAAGTGAACCTAGACGTTCATCCGTTTAAGTGCGGTCAATGCAAAGCCGTAAGGCCTCATAGATTGCTACGCGAATATGAGTGCCAAGACATACCCGAAGCCCCGGGAACTGTTTGGCTCGTTGAGTGCCAAGGATGCTTCGACCAACGCATTATCTACCCAGCCGAAAGAGTCACTTCCAAGGAAGACGACATCGAGCGCTGCGAGGTATGCGGTAATTGGAAGATGAAGTCGGTTAAATGTCGAGTGTGTCTATTAGCAACCGGAACTGAGATGCTAAAGGTAAAATTCTTTACTGGACACTCCGACCAGTTTAAGGAGATTGATATTGCCGACTTATGAGTTCAAGTGCCCGGTGTGTCAGATAACGGTAGAACAGCAGTTTGCCGTTTATTCTAATCACTCAATATGGTGTTCAGATTGCCAAGTCCTAATGGAGAAGCAATTCTCGAGTCCGGGAATCATATTTAAGGGAGATGGATGGGCGAGCAAGAGCTAAAGTGCTGGCATATCTATAAATACACCGAGGAAGACTATTGCCCTAGCTGTGAGGAATGGACGCATCGGGTTGATTGGGAGTTACAAAGGAAATTAAATAAAGATTGGATTAAGAAGAATCCTTTTACAGGCTCTGGAGTATGGTGGTCGATATGACAGATCGTAAGCCGCACTCTTTAGCTTATATCCGTCAGTTACAGTCCTGGGGATTCACTAACGAATTCATAGCCCGGGACTGTGGCATATCAATTGATTCGCTAGAGAGGCGCTTGGAAAGAGCGCGGATAAGGGAGCAAAATGGGAATCAAAGAGACCAGTCTAAAGCTTGCAGCTGTAAGTCTGATTGCAGACGAGGCAAAGAAGGCCAAGGACAAGCTAAGAGCCGAGCTACAAACCGAGATGGAAAACATCGGAGCAGATCGGGTAAAGGCTGAATTAAATGGTGAGACAGTCGCTTTTGTAACGACTACTCAGCCGAAGTTTAAATGGGAAATAACCTCAGATAAGAAGTTTGTGGAATGGGTGAAAAGTCAGATGCCTAGTGAGATAGTTGAGACAGTTAGAGAGTCATACGTTGATTGGGTTAAATCGAATCTCAAATACGTTGATGATCTAGTTATTGCGCCTAATGGTGAGATAGTGGATTGGGCGATAGGTAGTGCATCAGAGCCATATTTAACGACTAAATTCCACTCTGACGGCAGAGAAAAGGTTAGAGAGGCAATTGTTGGGAAGGCTATTGAGGCAGTTAAAGTGTTGGAGTTAGAGTAAATACCATTTATTGTTTACAAATAGTTGTCTCAATATATGAGACGATAGGAGAACTGATGCGTAAGTTACTTGACAAGCCTGTTACACTCCTGCCAGAGCGCGGGCGCGGAGCTAGCCCTCTAGCGTCGGTTAGGGGGGGCTATTGTCTTCGCCTGATAGCTACGACGTTAACAGCTCTTACTTTTACAATAACTTCAATATCTAACTCAAATGCTATTTATCTAAAGCGTTATCAAACTGACTGGGCTTTAATAGCGATGAACTACTACAACCAGAACTTAGAGCAGACTCAATGCTGGGTCGAGCTAATATGGCGAGAGAGTAGATTCAATCCTTCCGCTCGCAACGGGTCGCACTATGGCCTAGGTCAGATGAGATCCACTTGGTATCGAGACCTAAACCCTAGGCAGCAGGTTAAAGCGCACCTTAATTACATAGCGCATAGATACGATAATGACAGCTGCAAAGCTCTTAAACATAATAAGGTTAAGGGATGGCATTAATAGTGTGTAAGCGTTGTGGTAACTGTGGTAATGAATGCATTTACTCGAGCGATGAGGCTATGGATACAGTAGAAGCGTTAGGTATCTAATGGCTAGAGAATATGATAAGACTCATTACAAAAGATTAAGAGAGAAGATACTTAATCGAGATGGCTTTACTTGTTACTACTGCGGACAGGAAGCAAACACAGTAGATCACATAGTTCCAATAAGCAAAGGTGGAATTAGTGTTGAGGATAATATGATTGCAGCTTGCACTCGTTGCAACTCTGGTAAGCGCGACCGCATAGCCCCCGGGTCTTTTTTGAGAAGCGCAGGGAAACCCACGACCCCCATTGGGAATTTTATACCCGGGGAAACCGAAACTCGGCGGCATTATGCTTGAATTGGTAAACAATCAGGGTGACCCGGCCGAAATCGTTAGCCTTCGGGCTGGTTCGGCTTACCGAGGTGTGGTAAAGCCAAGAATTCACACTAAACTCACTAATAATCCGTCTAAAGGTCTTGAATTCGTAGAATTTTGCGCTAAATACGGACAAAACCTATTGCCTTGGCAGGAATGGCTAAGCGAACAGACTTTAAGACTTAAACCCGATGGCAGATTTCAGACTCCGGTTAATGGAATTCTAATAGCTCGTCAAAATGGTAAATCTACTTGGATGGCTTGGCAGATCCTTTGGCGAATCTTTGGATTAGAGCAAAAGCTTCAAGTTCACACCGCTCACAAATTAACTACCTCAGCTGAAATCTTTTATAAAATTTACGGCATTATCCAAGAGCATCCAGAGCTGGAAGTTCAATTAACTAAGAAGCTAGAGGCTAGAGGATTTCAGGAATTACAATTTACTGGCGGTCGTAGATACCTAGTTAGAGCTTCTAACAGCGCTACTCGCGGAATTGCTGCCCCAGATACTATCTGGCTAGACGAGGCTCGCGAATATCACGACGAGGACGTTTGGTCGTCGCTTCGATTTACCCAAATGGCATCAGCCAACCCTCAAGCCTTCTTACTATCTAACGCTGGAGACCAACATTCAGTCGTATTAAACAAAATGCGAGAACGAGCTATGGCTTCAATGCTTACCGATGATCTAAGTCTAGGATGGTGGGAATGGTCTGCACCACCAGAAATTAAGTTTGATAACTCGGCTAAATTCTGGGAAGGCGTAGCACAAGCCAACCCATCTCTTGGCTACACCATTCATCCAGACAATATCCGGGCAGTTCTTAATGATCCCGAAGACATAGTTAGAACGGAAGTCTTATGTCAATGGACTGCAACAATCAATCCAATTATTCAACCTTCTTTATGGGCTTCTTGCCAAGTAGAAGGGTTAAGGCTTGAGGATAATGCCGATACTTGGTTAGCGCTTGATTTATCACCAGATAGACGCCAAGCAGCTTTAGTCGCTAGCCAAAGAGTAGATAAAGATAAATTCCAAATCCAGTTATTGCAGACTTGGACAAATCCCGGCTATCTATCAGATAAGTTAATTGCTAACGATATAGGCGACTGGTATAGGCGTTTTAATGTTATGAAGATTGCTTACTCGGCTAGAACAGCGTCAGCCGTAGCAGCTAGGTTAATTCCGGCCGGATTACCTTGTGAGGCAATAGATGGGCAACTTTACGCTCAATCTTGCGATGAGTTCTTATCAGCTCTATCTAGCGGTCGTTTAATTCATTCAGGCCAAGAGGAATTAACGGCTCACTGCTTGTCAGCGGTAAGACTTAACTTTGGCGATGGTGGATGGATAATGGGTAGGAAAGTCAGCGCCGCAGTAATTACGGGAGCAGTTGCTTCGGCGATGGCTTCTCATTACGCAACGCAAGCGCCTACTGAAGCCGATATTGTCGTCGCGTAGGCTTACAATGGTTAGCAATAATGGGCGCAATTAGAGATTTCTTCTTTCCATCCGTCTCACCTTCTAAGACGGCTGATGTAACAGCGGCTTTAACTCCAGTCCAAATTCAGGACTCTATTTATCAAATTATGGGCGGTTCGACTACAACTACCCGTCCAACCGCTATGTCAGTTCCGGCAGTAGCTCGCGCTAGAAATATTATCTGCGGAACTATTGGCTCACTACCTCTTACAACTTTCAATCGGATTACTGGCGAATATGTAGACCCTCACCGAGTAATTAATCAACCAGATCCTCGAGTTGCTGGCTTCGTTATTTATACTTGGTTAGCCGAAGATATATTTATGTATGGCGTTGGCTATGGACAAGTTCTCGAAATGTATAGCGCGACCGATGGCGGACGCGTTCGTTCTTGGACAAGAATTTCACCAGATCGCGTAACTGTCGAGACTGACGCACTTAATAACAATATTACCGGCTATCGCGTTGATGGTTCAGCCGTTCCTAATATGGGAGTCGGCTCATTAATTAGATTCGATGGTGGCGATGAAGGTTTATTAAATCGCGCTGGCAAAACTATTAATGCTGCTATGGCTCTTGAAAGTGCAGCTCTTAATTATGCTAAAGATCCGATGCCTACTTTGGCTCTTAAGTCTACTGGCACAAATTTACCAGCAGAGCGCATTACTTCATTATTAAACGCTTGGAGAACTGCTCGTCAATCTAGAGCAACTGCTTTCCTAAATGCTGACGTAGATATTAAAGAAATTGGCTTTGACCCTAAGAGTTTACAATTAACGGAAGCTCGTCAATATGTGGCGCTAGAATTGGCTCGAGCTTGTGGAATCCCGGCTTACTTCTTGAGCGCCGAGACTACTTCAATGACTTACAGTAACGCGGTTAGCGAGCGGCGCTCATTAGTCGATTTCTCACTTCGCCCAATACTTAAGGCAATTGAGGAAAGATTATCGTTACCAGATTTCGTTCCAAATCCTGTAATGGTTCGTTTTGACCTAGACGACTTCTTGCGCGGTAACGCGTTAGAACGCGCGCAAGTCTACGAAATCCTTAACCGAATTGGAGCGATGAGCGTTGAACAAATTCAGCGAGAGGAAGACCTAATACCAAATGAAAATTAATCTACCTATGGCTATCACAGCCGCAGACGTCGCTTCTCGCACAATTAGCGGAACGATTGTAACTTGGAACGAACAAGGCAACACATCAGTCGGCCCAACTGTGTTTGCTAAAGATTCTATTGCGATGAAGAATGTTAAGTTGCTACTTGAGCACGACAGAACCCGACCTATCGGGAAGCTTGCTTCTTATGACATCACAGATAAAGGAATCGAAGCTAAGTTCGTTCTTGCTAAGACATTTTCCGCAGATGACGCTTTAGAAGAAGCTGCTACCGGATTAAGAGACGGCTTTAGCGTTGGAGCGATGATTGATGAATGGTCTAACGACAAAGGCGTTATGAAAATTACTAAAGCCTCATTAGAAGAAGTTTCACTTGTTACAGATCCAGCAATTGATTCGGCTCGCGTTAGCGAAGTAGCCGCATCCGAAAACGAAGCACCAGAAGATTCTGCTCCGGCGACCGCTGAAGTAGAGAAACCAACCGAAGGAGACCAAGTGTCAGACACTACCGCTCCTGCTCCTGCCGTAGAAGAAGCGGTAGAAGCAGCTAAGGTGGAAAGCGTTGAGGCTTCACGCCCAGCGTTCTACACCGCACCTCGCCTTGAGTTTACAAAGGCAAAATACCTAGAAAACAGCATTCGCGCTGCTCTAGGTGATGATGATGCTCGCTCATATGTTCGAGCAGCTGATAACACAACAGATAACGCTGGATTCATTCCAACACCTCAGAGCACAACTCTTATCAATGGTGTATCAAATGGAGATCGCGGATTTATCGATGCACTATCTCGCGAAACCCTTGCTGCTAGTGGAATGACTTTCGAGCTTCCTCGAATCAACACCGCTCCAACTGTGGCACTAACAGCTGAAGAAGCTGCACCATCAGAGACAGACCAAGCAACCGCTTTCATCTCTGTTGATGTCAAGAAGTTCGCTGGCCAACAGACTGTATCTGTCGAACTAATCGACCGCAGCTCACCAGCGTTCTTTACTGAACTTGTTCGTCAGATGGAATTCGCATACGCAAAGGCAACTGACGCTTATGCTGTAACTCGCGCATCTGCAACTG